CGTGTCGAGGTGGGCATAGAGTGTGTAGTAGCCTTCGCCGTGCTTCACAACGACGTAGTTTCCGTATGTCGAACTGCAATTGCAGACGCCACCTTCGCGCTGACGCCGCGCTCGGGCCGACATTGCATCAATCTGCGCTTCGGAAAGACAGTCTGTGACAATTTTCTCGACTGTTCCGGCAGCAACAGCGTAAACAGGCGTACCGGTCGTGCCACTTAGGTCGACGCCATTGTGCCAAACCGAACGTCCCGGACGCTGTCCCTGTCGACTCAAGATTATCGAGCCTGGGACAGGGTTGGTGGTAGATCCTGGTACAAATGCCACTACGTCCTCCTCTGCCAATACCACACGCCAGCCAGAACTGCGACGGCGAGTGATGCTCCAACAACCAGCTTCTTCCAAGCAAATGGTGCTGCCAAGACGTTCATGGTCGGCTGCACCTTTGTAAAGATGCGCTCAGCCCAAATCTTCGATCCCTGCGAGGTGAAATGTACGCCGTCGGGGGTTCGCATGGCATCGAGGTCATGTGTCATTGCGCGGCCATCAAGCAAAAGCACTTTCTGCTGCGCAATGATTCTGTTGCGCGCGGCGGAACCGGCATCTTCCTCGGGGCTGCGTGGAATAGTCGGCGGCCCAACCCAAACCACTTTTGCCCTACCTGTCTGTTGTAGCACTTTGCCGATCTGTTGCAGGTAGACGGAAGGCGCGTGTTCTTCTAGCTCGTCATTCGTCCCAAGAACAATGACAACGAGATGAGGTTTTGTTTGTGCTACTAGCGAAGAAATGGTGCTCTGCCGTCCGTACCAGCGGGTGCTCTTGCCGATGTTGGCTTCGCTAGTGACATCCCACCCAACCGCTTCGGCAAGCTTCTTGAAGTGCGGAGCTAGTCCAGCGACCAACGAATCGCCGACCAACAACACATTTCGCCTGTCAGACGGTAATACCACTGTTAATTTCCAACCAGCCCAATCAGCTTTGCGAAACCGGCACCTGCGACACCGCTAGCAATAGCTACTCCGATAAACATCGCCCAGCCGCGTTCCAACTTGCCCATGCGGCTAACAAGTCCACTGTTACCATCCTTGCCTTGAATAGCGGTAACAAGACGTTCGAGGTATTCGTCGGTTTGGGTCATGAAGTTAGTCAAGTGTGCTTCGAGCCTCGTCGCGCGATCTGTCAATCCGTCTGCACCACCCTGTCCTTGCAGCAGATTCAAGATGCGGGTCAAGTTCTGGCTAGTAGTTTCCGCGTGCGCACGAAAGAGAATGTTCAGTTCCGTCTGCTCGCGAACTAGCTTGTTGTGTTCTGGGCAAGTAGACACCGCATTTTCCCTTTCTTCACTTCGCAACCACACGATAGACAACGTAGCCACCTGCGATAAGAGCTACAGTGAAAAGGATCGGCCCCAGCCCTTTGAACAACCCACTAAGCAGACCACTTGCCGCTCCTCCCACAAGTTCTGCACCCGCTTCTGCTCCTGCTTGAATTACGCGAACGGGCGCTGAAGTGATGGCAAGAACTGTCTCCCAATACTCCAATTCAGCCTGCGCTATAGCTAACTGTTGATCCAGCACTTGATCCGTTGCTGTAAACCCGGCAGATACCGCATTCGCAATTGCACTGTACCAAGCCTTTCCTCTATCAGGTGGCATCTTTTGAACACGTCTGATTACCTCGGCCGTGTTCTGTGCAGCAACAATCTGGCGCCAGTCAGCCCCCAGGTACAGTGAGCCCTCTGTAAGTTTGGCGAGGCGCTTGACTTCTGTATTAGCTAGGCTTACTTTTACGTAGGAATCCTCTTGGGCACTTCCTCGGCAAATAACGCGGCGTAATAAGGGTGCGTTAGCACCACAGTCCGCCTCAAGAGGAGCTAACTTCTCCGGTAAAACACGCTCGAAGCGACTGAGTCCCCACAGCACACGTCGTATGTGTTCGCCAAACTGCTCTTTAGTCATGAGCGCCGTCTGGCGAGTGACGTCGTGAGGTGTAGTGTTGCCTAAAACGTACACTTCAGACTCCAGACAAGGCGGAAGCACGTGCTGTTATTTCCGCACTCCGCAATTTGCGATAGACTAAGAAACCGCCAACACCGAGTGCAGGAACTATTAGCCACCAGAACTTTTGCAGGAAGCTTTTCTCCTCGTACACCCGAGGATCTACACGATACACACTCTGCCAGACAAGATCCGAGGCCGACGGAACTGTTGTCGGAGTCTGCACTGAAGGTACCGATCCGCTAGTTGAAGCTATCGGAAGAGAGTCTGCCAAAACAAACGCCAGGGCCTTGTCCTTCAGAACAAATTCCTTGTCGGTAGCGTGCTCGCTCACTGCCCAACTCTTCAACTTGGTTTTTGCAAGCAATCTCACTTTGGTATTCGGCAGAAGAGGTACCAGAAACACCATTTGAACTTTCTTGTTTTGGAACGGAGCGGACCAAGTCGAAGGAGCAATACTAGACGCCCCAAACGGAACCACGTCAATTTCCTTGGTTACTACAACAGGTGTGTAAGCAATCACCTTGTAATCTAGGACACCGAAGCTGGAGATTTTGGTTCCAGGCCACAGAACAACGTAGCTATTCGGAGGCAGCATTATCGTTAGCTCCTACTTTCCAAGTGCGCAATTGATTGTCTTCTTTTCGTAACCACACGATAGACAACGTAGCCACCAACAATAAGAGCTATAGGGAAAAGGATCGGCCCTAGCCCTTTGAACAGCCCACTAACTACGCCACCAGCCACCCCGCCAACAAGCTCTGCACCTGTACGAGCAACAAACTGTATGGCACCCATCGTGCTGTTAATGAGAGCATCAAAGGCTTCGGATGTAGCAGCCCCTAAACTAGCAACGGTGTTGCGGAAGCTGTTATCCCACTGCTGCAATACCGCCTTGTCTGGTATTTGCGCAGCAGTATTATAAATACGCGTAGCTGCAACCATTTGGTCAGTAACAGTCTTATACCACACTTTTGCTGTCGTTGCCGGTATGCGTCGTAGACGCTTGATAACCTCCACACCACCTGCTAGTCTGCTTTCTTCAGATGCACTCGCGGGAAGAGTGCGAACTATACTAGCCCAATCTGCACCCAGCACCTGCGCTGTGAGAGCTAGTGCAGCTTTTAGTGGAGGCACCGCAGGAAGAAGCGCAGTAAGAGTTTGTTCAGCACACTGCTCAGCCCGCGCCTGCCAAATTCTGGCTGCTCCATCTGTACCGTGCCAGAGGAGATCCCAATACGAGATACCTTGAATCCCCCTGTCTTCGAATTTACACAAAACAGGTCGGATGGCTACAGGCAATGGTTGGCTGCACTCAGAGCATTTCCTAGCACCTGCCAGTTTTCCAACCTCTTTCCCAGCACTTGCCGATGCTGAAAACCCTGGAATCATTTCTGGGGTGGCCACCCCTGGCAAATACACACGGCGACAAATGCCACACCAAGCAACATTCTTCAAACCTTCAATTTCCGGAAGAATCAGCCTATCCAACCCCTCCAGTTTACGAAGCACCTCCAGTATATGCAGCGCAAACTGGTTGGGTGTCATCGACATCTGCACAGGTGGTGCGCCCAATCCTTGCAAAACGTACGGCATGATCAACCCTTCTGGCGTTTCCACCACCAGTAGCCTGCTCCCGCACTACCAGCAAGAGCAAGTACCCACCAGTAATCGGCCAACAAACGCTTAGCCAAAGATGGTCGGGACAGACCAACTGTGTCGGGATTGAAAGGTGGCCATTTCTCGTCTTTTTTGGCCCAGCGCGCCCACCCGGCAAACGCCCATGTAGCGTCTGCTTGACTAAGACCAGCCTGTACTAGCCACTTATGGAAGAACAGAGGATTCAGCAGATTCTCCGGAAGTGCCTTGACAACACCGGGAATTGTAGGAGTGCGCCTTACCCACTCTAGAAATCCTCGATGGGTGAAATCGTCGTATACTCCTGTTTGGATGACACCAATTACTTTCTGAAATGCCATAACACCTGCTTCAGTCCTCAGACCGGCTTCGGCAGGTGTCATGCCACTAAGACTTTGGAAGAGGTAACTCACGGTCTACCAACCTGCGGTCGGCGACTCTTTGCTAGGCAACAGCGGTACCCCTGCCTTGCGCATACGCCAAATTGCGTAAATCGCAAGCAGTGTAGGAACGCCTACAAGGAAGCCCAACCAGGAAGTCTTGATTACAGTAGTACCCAAACCTTCATCTGGCTGGACACTGTAGCCACCCTTCGCAACTACACTACCGGGCTGCGTTGTTACTTCTTCTGCTGCCAAAGTATACGGCATGGCTTACCTCTTTCCCTTCAACGAAACTGTTGCAATAAAAATACTTAACGCCAAAAGCACCGTCAAAGTTGGTACTAGCACTCGCACCTCATCCTCCTATGGTGGTCGTCACCACCGCTGCACGCAACGAGTCCCTTATTGCCATCAGGCCGCTCGTCAGGCCGCCACGCACCTGTGTAATGCCTCGTGCATAAGCCGGGAACGCCTTCCAGTAGACTTCAGGGTGCTCGACCGCATGCTGGACCAGTGTCGACACCAAAATCCCGTCACGCAACGTACCATCCTCACGCACGAAGCCGTTCGCAGCAGCCATCCCTACGACGCGCCCTCGTATCCAGCCGTCAACTCTGATGTGAAGCCGGTTGCGATCACGCAACGTGCGTTCGGGCTCGCTACGCGATTCGATGCCCACGCGAGGGCCGATAGTTACCCGCACCGCTTCCGTCAGATCCGTTCGGATGTCGCAAAGCCCCAACCACAAACCCTGTGCCACGAGCATCAACCCGTTAACGTACAACGCTACGGCTGCCTGTTCGTGCGGTGTCCAGCCTTCCGTCAGCGCGCAAACTAGCAGAACACGTGCGATTTCTGCGTCGCGTGGTGATCCTTCGGCGGTGAAAAGGTTATACTTCTGCGCGAGGCCGTTCAGCGTCTCGCGAAGCTCCTTCGTGATCCGAACTGTGTACTCACGCCGCGCGGGATACTCACGCGGTGTCGCGACAAATTCGTCCGTGGCAAGAACGCCTTCCATCTCGCGTGTAAGGGTACACCATACATGCCCCTACCGTCAACCATGTAGACGCACATGCGAGGATGCTTGCCTGTAGAAGGAAATTGACGTAGGATCGACGTGGAGGAAACGAGATGCCTTACACATTTGGCGCAGTTACGCTTCCGCAAGGCGCATTCGAGACATACAATATCACCAAGCGCGCCGCCGACGAATTGGCGCGGGTATTGACTCAGTACGGAATCGACTGGGAGAGCATCGAGGCAAACGTCGCGGAAGGCTACGTCTTGCTCAAGATAACAAAAGAAGTGGGCGGGATACCTCCCACCATTCTAGGCATCCCGGTACGTATTGGTTCAAAAGTAGTTTCTACACGCTAGGATACAGGCGCTGTTCTTCTTCGGACGTCAAATGATTGACGTTGTAGACATCCACTCCAAAAAGGGTTCTGTTCAGCGCCTCGATGCGGAACTCGAAGCTAGGCTTGTGGTCGTCCCTGAACAAGTCCAAGTTGCAGACCCCGTCCCAAAAAGTGACGATGCGAGCCAGTCGGACACGGGAGGTCCCTGCACCCTACCTAGAACGTGCTGTGGTCGTGTGCTCGCGCAGGAAGAAGTCAATTCCGTCGAGCCCGGCGTACGAACGCCCAACCTCGTCCCGCAAGAACGGCAACGCGTACCACTCGCCAACGGAGTCCGGGCATACAACCTTCTCAACGTCAAGATCAGGTCTGCGTCGGATCCTGTCGAACGCCTCACGTCCCTTCTCGTCCTCGCGCCCAACGTAGAGCACCACTTTCATTTCGCCGCCCTCCTCCCTCCATTCGCGAATACGCTTACCTAGAATTTCGACTTCGACGCCATAACCGCTCGTTTGGAACGAGAAACCGCGACTTGTCCACTTCAGATTGTGCAGCACGATAAGCCCTCTGCCGGTTTCTCCTCCGGCTCGAAACGATGTAACGGGCACCACGGGTCGCTTCGGTAGCGCAGAACCTCTCGCTGGCTAAGCGTGCAGGTCGTTAGCTGCTGCAAGACGCCGCGTCGGTGGGAAGGAACCCAACGGTATCCAACACACCACTTGCATTCCGCACAGTGTTGTTTCGAACGTTGCATCGCCTCAGCTTCCAATTGCAGGTCTTCCGGCGTCGGACGACTTTCGGGCTGTGTGGCAGAGAAGAGAGGCAGGGCATAGTCGAACCGATCATCTGGAATCGTGAACGGTGATGGGGCCAGCCGAACCACGACGACCATGATGGGACGCTCGGCAGTGGGTGCCGTTGGTTCGGATGAACTTGGACCTGTAGAATCGTGATCGTTGATGTTTTTCATGCTGCACCGCCTGCGATGTTCTGCCGCCGGTCCGTGCCAAGGTTGTTCTGTTCCATGTCGTTCCCCCGTCTTGTATTCGTTCCGCCAGCGGGGCTTTCTACCACATCCTACTATATTCGTCAAGAACGGCTCGGGCAGACTTCCAGCCACACACCAAACGTAGGACGGGCAACTTTCTCAGCCGCCGCAGCCGCCTTCGCGTGGGAGCCCTTGGCGTTCATCACAGCCGTCTGAAGCTGCGCGATAGCTACTTTATGCCGAGATGCTTCTTCTTCGAGCCACGCCATCGTACCACCAAACACGGCACGTTCCGGCGATTCGGAGGACGTAGTTGTCTTCAAACGGGCCGACAGCCATTCCATGTCACGACGCATCTCGTTGAGATCACGCAAGTGGCGGTCAATTTCCCGCAAGTGCATGAACGTCACCGTGAAAACGAAGACGTCCTCATAGCTCGTTCCGACCTCTTTCTTGGCGAGAGCCAACACCTCTGGAATGTCAAGCTTGCCGGGGGCTGGGGAACCGCCAATAACTTCAGCTTCCACTTCAACCTCCTACGGAACCAGCGGGAGCGTTCCTGTTCCCATTAGCTTGTTCACGCACTTGGTGATCTTGGTGTACCGCGCTTCTCTCAACGAAGCTTTGCACTTCACACACTTGCTTGTGCCGGGCTTGTTCTGGAAGCTGCACTTGGGGCACAATGCAGCCTTGTAAATGCCCCAGTTGCCAAAAACGGAATTGGCAAACTTCCGCGCCAGTCTAGTTGTAAAGCCCTTTGGGTCTTTTGCGAAAGTGCCGCCATTGCTGATTGTGTACAAATACGACTCGGCATTTCGTGGCGAATTCTGCCAAAAACTCCAGAAAGCCGCCCGCGCAGCATCGTCCGGCACAACAGCCGCAGCACCTGCGGCGGGCCACCCTTTCGAGTACAGGATGCTGTCAATGGTTGTATTGTTCATTCTAGGACGTTGCAGGGTTGCTTCGTACTGAAGCTCGTTCAGAAAAAAGTCCCGCTGAACTGTGTCCAGCGTCGGATCGAGGAAAAGCGCGTTGAAAGCGATAGCTGCCGCCTTTGCTTTATCCCAATTAGCACCCGACTGCGGAGTCTTTCCGTCAGGAGGTGTGAAGAGGGCACGCAGACTGTCCTTGGATGTCAGCTTTGTTGTGCCCTTGCAGATAACACCGTTCTGGAGCGTCAATCCCCAATCCGAAAACAACTTTCCGACAGTCGCGTTGAACGTTGCAGGCGCTTTTGTTCGGCAGACTTCGAGAAGCTTTTGTAATCTGCCTGAAGTTGCCGTCCACTGAAAAAGTCCGAGAGTCGTAGCCGTGCCGTCACAGTTGTAAAGGCAATCGTACGCGCCCCCTTCAGGATATGCAACAGTGTAAACCAAGACGTTCGTCCACGACGTCGGTGGTGTCGCGGGAGTATACGGGCGTGTGCCCTTGACACGAGGACCGCTCCAGTCTCCGTACGATGCCCACTTAACATCTACCATGAAAATTCTCCTTCTTGGCAAGTTCCACATTCATTTGCACGCATTGCTCGACGTGCTCTTCCCACATCTTCCGCTTCCACTCGTGCATGATACCTAGGACAGTCCCTCTCCGCTTGTAACGAAAACGACTAAAGTCGCCACTCTCGTGCCTGCCGCGCAACTCTGCATGCACTTCCTGAAAGGAAGGAATCCCTGCACGAAAGTTTCTGTACCGGCACGCTTTAGAACATCCATCACAAACCACTTTCCGCCAGTAGTAGCCCTTCTTCTTGTTGTTACGGGGCTTGACAAACGATGGCACATCGTCCTCCTGGAGGAAGCATTCTGCACCAAACCTCGCAACAGTTCAACCACATCCTGTCGTGGTTGCGCAGTTGGGACATACCCAGCAACTTCCTGCTCTGCGAAGCAGGTGGCCACACTTGGCGCATGGCGGCCCATCACCAGTAGTCGTTTCGGGTGTAGGAGGTATGGAAAGTGCGGGAGCAAACGCTTTAGGAGCTTCCTCAGAAGGGAGAAACTTCTGGGCTAAATATCGAGCGATGTAGTCTATTGGAGAAGTAGCAAATTCAATTCCCTTATGTCCTGTGTACCCAGCAGGCTCAAATCTGGAAAATGAAAGCTTGTCTGTAAGTGACTTGAGTGGTACTCCATATTGCAGTGCCAACGACGTGACAATAGCAAAGGAATCGAGAAGGCCAGACATAGTTGCACCTTCTTTTGCCGCTTTTAAAAAGACTTCTCCGGGAGTACCGTCCTCCGGGTACATTCCTATGGTCATGTAACACTCAAAATTTGCCACCGAAAATTTATGGGTCAGGCTCTGACGTGTATCCGGGAGGCGTCGCCGGAACACCTGCGGCTTATCCACGGGCTTTTCCACTGACTCCTTCTTCTCCTCGTCAGCCATTGCCTTGATCCTTCGATGGTTGCCCCCCAGCCCCCGGCGAACGGAGCCTTAAGGTCGGGTCGGGAAGAGACATGTTGCTTCCTGCCCGTATCTGGTGTAGCGCCAGTATATTGTCAATGAGCTTGACGTACTGGAGTGCCGCTTCGCCCTTCCAAATCATGACGGTGCCGTCGTCCAACTCGATTTCAACACGAGCCACCTTTGGCTGCGAGGTTGTAGCAGGTTGCGTGTCAACTAGCTTCATCGTCAGCCTCCTCCTTCACAGTGTAGCCTTCATCCGTCTTGGTCATCCTAGCGGTGCCACCTCCCGGCAAAATGACTTCGAGGTCGGCACCGATTTCAACGTAGCGTTCGAGGGGCGTTCCGGCAAGCGGGTCAGCCCCGATAAGCACTTCCTTGCCTTTGTCGCTCATAAGTGCCAACCGTGAGGAGTTCGCCGGAATTGTAACTGCCTCTTCGCAATAATCATCCGGCACCAAGAACACACGCTGGATATGCCACGTGTGGTCGAACTCGCCCGTGCTACGCTCTGTAGGGGAGGGCGCATAGACAGCACACCCGTCAGCAAACTGTGACAGCGCAGCTACCAGTGGTACCTGCTGCGTCGCCCACTCGACGTGCTGCTTGATCGTTTCAAGGCGTTCTTTGCTGACTGTTCGTGTTTTCTTTCCCATGGCTCACTCCCTGATTTCGCTTTCCAGACACACCTTGCAACGCAGAGGTGGCAGGCCGCTGTTCTCGTTATATTTCAGCGAAGTGTTCTGTTTCGTTGTCCACAAACGCATGCACTCGGCACCAAGACCGCATTTGTCCAGCGCAGGGCAATTCCACGCGCAACGCTTTTCGTCGCTTGTCCACACCTTTGCCTTGATCGCCAACGTAATTTCTCGTGCCTTCACAGCTACCCTCCTATACCTGATCCCATGACCGACCGATTTGCGCGTCAGCCGGGAACAAACACTTGTGACCGTCCAATTCAATCTCTGAGGTCATAGTCTGTGTAACAAGCGCCGCCACCTCTTCTCCACGATCCTCGTCTGTCTCGATAACCAGCGCGTCGTGGATCTGCATGATGATCCAGTCGCGCTTGCGATCTAGCTTCTCCCACAGATCGAGCACGCACATGTCCATCAAGTCTGCGGCTGTGTTCTTGGACACAACACCCTCGCTGTCGAATCTGTGCAGGGAGTTGTGTACTGCCAATGTGTATGTAGGCTCATGCTTGTTCAGTTCTCTCTTGTGCTTCAATTTCCTGTAACCATACAGGGGCATAGGTAGTTCCACTCCAGTTTTGTCCAAAAGCCACTTCAATGTGTACACACTGATTGTTCCTCCATTAAGCAAGCGAAGCCACAAAACGTAGCCACTTTCGCCACACGTGTGGCGTGTTATTGGCAGGTGCCTGAAGTGATTACGTATCCACTCACAAATAAATACAGGAACGGCCATGTGTATTCGCGGTTTGCAACGTGCTGTTTTGTCGTCTACACGGGACATGAACATATTGCCGATGGTGTCCAGTCGATAGCTAATATACTCACCATACTTGTACGGTCCACGAACTGACGATTCAACTCCAAGCGTGCGAAGAAGAAGCCGCACGTCTTCCAGTAGTGGCCGCTGACAGAGGTGCAGATTGGGACCACCCCACTCAGGACGACTGGCGTAGCCGTCGGAGTCGAACAGACCCTTCACGAAAGCTTTTCGGTTGGCTAGGCTCTCTCCGAAGACACGTTCCGGTACTCGTTTTGTTTGTGCTAGGGCAGGTGGTACACTCAAGTCCCGCAACCAGCGAACAAGGTCAACACTATAGAAGTTGACTGTGTACACATAGTGTGTTCCAGAAGGGAGCCTTCGACAACGCAGGTCGACATTTGCGTGTAAGCCCCACTTTTCCCAATAGTTGCAACACTGTTCCAGTTTGTCTATCTCATGCCTACCGAAGACGTAGAAGAGATTGCCGTATGTTTCGCATTTTGGTTTTCCATGAGAATTATGGTGGAGTGACAGATAGCCGTCACCGTAGTAGTAACCAATCCAGTACCAGAAATCGGCATCAATTTGCTGAGGGTGTAGCTGGATCGTGGCTTTTGCTGATCGCCGTAATGGGGGAAGAGGTGCGGGTGGTGAAAATTCTATGGGGAAAACCATTGGTACGGCGACACGGTCTCCTTCCTTCAGGTCCTTGAAGGTTTTCCACACATAACCCGTGTCTTCGATACAAAGCACTTCGTGTCGCGTGTCACACGGTAAGATAGTACCTCCTTGAAGTTCAAGTTCGGCACGTTGCCACTTCCCACGATCTAGTATGTCGAAGGGTGCCCACTGGGTACCCGTCCACACTTCGTCTGTTGGCTTCTTGTCCTGTAAGAGACTTTTCAGCGTTCGGTAGCCGCCGCGTTGCACGAGTACACGTGTGTGTACAGGCAAACACCCTTGGACCGGATGATTCACAGCTTGTGTCGGGTCGAGGCGTCCCAACGGGAACGGGCGCTTACGGCCTAGTAGTGGCGACACAATCTCCTGGCTGGTGACAGCATCGATAGCAGCCTTCTTGCGCCATGCTTCAATTTGTGGCCACATTTGTGGAAACATCTGGACGAAGCGGACACACTGTTCGGGCTCAATTTCCATACCCATGTCACGCAGTTTCTCGTCTGACCGCAACTTTATGAACAGGTTCTCGGCAGTCGAGCCGTACAAGGAAGCATACGTAGCACGCTTTGTAAGCTCGCGGAGGCGTTTCATTGCCGTTCCGCTCTCCTTGTACTGCTTTTGTTCTTCTGCAAACCGCGTCTCGAACTGACGGCGCTGTAGCGGGCTGGTAGCTGACGCCATCAGCCGCTCCAACTCTTCCATATTCTGTTTGGCCTGTGCCATATTACGTGTCAGAATGGGCCAGACATCCGAATACAGCCTTGCCGCGTTTTCGGAGTGAATGTCGCGTGTAGAATCGCACAGAGCTTCAAGCAGGTCCTCTTGCCCGGCCAACAACGCAATGATGCGGAATTCCACTTGTGCAAAATCGGCACCTACAAAAATACGTCCCGGTGGCGCAACAATCATTCGTCGTAAGTTGCGTACTGTATCTTTGTAGTCTTTTTTCCAGTTCATCATATTTGGGGCGCATGTCCAACGTCCCGTAACTGCACCCCAAATCTTCCAATCAGGATGAATACGCCCATCTTCACCCAACCTCAGGCCAATACCCTCTACGAAAGTCGAGACTAGCTTTTCGGAGGCACGGTAATCAATCAAAGCTCTTGTTAGAGGATGTCCTATTGTTGCGATTATCTCGTTTTTGGTAGAGCGTAATTTCGTCTTGGGTGTGATCGACCCCGGAGGTGCCGGAACTTCCAGAAGGTCCATCAACGCAGTCATCTGGTACGGACTCGCTAGCGAGAGGCGCTTCGTTTTTTGAACGGACTTCAAGAAACGTTCGATATAGACTGGGTGCGTTTCGTCATTGATAGCCTCTATGGCCATCGAGTGAATTTTATCAACAGCCTCCTTCGCGCGTTGCTTCAATGCCTGCCCGATTTCGTCACGTACCTCAGCATCCAAGGGCACGCCCCGAATACGCATGTGCCGAGCGACTTCAGACAGTCTTACATCAAAGTCCGCTACGTGCCGAACATCCATCTCTCGGCATTCTTCGTCCAAGTAGGGAGCAACCCCTAAGGTAGTTGCAGCGTCACCAGCGTTGTACTGAAGTTCGTCCTCAATATCCTTGATACCGCGTCGCTTACGCACGGCTTCTCTCGCGTAGTATTCGGCCTTCCACGGATTCGTAATAAGGAAATTGCACACAACACTGGACAGATCGTGGTCGCATTCTGGAGCGATAACGTGGTGCTCAAGCAGCGTGTCACGTATTGGGCCGCGTATGGGAAGGTCGTGACGTTCGAGAACCGTTTGGTCAAACGTAAAATTGTGTAGAACTTTTGGTACGGCTTCATCTGCCAGCAACGCTCTGATAGCCTCACGTTGCGCCAATGTTGCAGTCGGCCACCACAACGACAACACCAAAACACCATCGGCGTCCTTGATAGCAATCCCGATGATAGTCAGGTTGGTCGTCAATGCGTCCAGGCTGTCGGATTCGATGTCGACCGCGATCAGCTTCTTGGCCTTCCGCGCATTCGTGCAGAACTCGACGGTATCCGCAGGGTCGCACCGGTAGAACTTGAACTCCTCTTGTTCGCCATTTGCAAAGCGCCACGCCTTCGCCAAGTCGTTTGCGACTGCCTGCGCCTCGGCATCCGACGTCTTCCCCGGCCTTGCGTCTCCGCCTTGTCCACCTGCACGAAGCAGCATCGCAGGGTGCCATGTCGGGAAGATAGCGTGGCCCTTCCAGTCGCGGAACAGCGCACCTCGCTGCGGTCGCTTGCCTCCTAGCGGGATGCGATGTCCCATGAGGCCCCACGTAGCACTCACACCCAACGCCAAAACGACTTTAGATTGGAGGTCGCCTTCAGCCTCGCGACGCTCGGCACAACAAGCTAGTGCGTGCTCGAACATAGTTCCAACCCCGTGAGGGCCAGGATCGTGCATCAGTTTCTCTTTGTCGGAATCGATTGGGCCGCAAAGGAGAACGTTGCCGATGCGAATGCTTTCACGCGGAATGTTGTAGAAACCAAGAAACTGATCCAGCAATTGCCCGGCTTGTCCGACAAAGGGCTTGCCTTGTCGGACCTCGGTCATTGCCGGAGCTTCACCGATGATGGCGAGCTTGGCGTCAATTGGACCGTCGAAGCCGACACGAGTACGGGTCTTGAAGGGACAAGTGGCACAAGCGTCGCTCATCGTTTGTCGTCCCGCTTCCGTTCTTCATCGAGCATGATGTGATGGGTTGCAAGAAGATCAGCACGCGTGGCTGGAACGAGTCGAAGGTGCTCGGTCAGTTTTTGGCGGCGGCTTTCTACGCGATAGAGCACGTCAGGCTCGATACCTTCACCTGCGGTAGCTGTAATTGCACGTGACATCGAGTCTATTCCACTGCCTTCCACAAAGATCAAGCATCCCGAATGTCGCGCCGCAGCGACGCTGCAATTTCCCACCTGCGCCACGCCAAAGGCACCTGCCACGGCAATCGATCTGTGTTCTGCGACGATTCTAGCGTGAGGGTACCCGTAAATGCAGCCGAAGTTGCCGACAATTCCAGTTCCCGCAAAGCCTACAATCATCCTGCAAAGACTTCCCCCAACTCTCGTCTCGTTTCGTCCATCCGCAACTTCTGCCTCGCCGCCGCCGTCCGATATTACATAAAGGTGTTTTAGAAGTATCTGTCCCTGCATGGGTCGGTAAGGAACACATTCCTGCCCCGCTCCCGACCAAGTACAACTTCCACGAAAACGTCTGCACGATCCACACAATGACGGCGTGTAACTCTTCAGCCACGCGTTAGCTAGCTTCAAGCAGTCCTTGCACAGCGCCAACATACCCTGCCAATAAACTCGTCGTCGTACAAGCCAGCGGCCAAGCGACGCCGAGCCCTCCGAACAGAAAAGACATTCATTCTTCGGCACGACTTTACCGGAAAGTTCCACGCTAGCTTTAACCATGACCCCGTTCTCCACGCAATTGCCAGAACCGCTCAAGGAAAGCGTGTTCGGCCTGTTTTGGTGAAATCGGAACGATGTGCCGTTCCGAGGGCGGAGGCATCGGATTCCACGGCTGCGGAGGCGGCGCCATTAGGTCGCGCGCTTCGGTTGCGAGTGCAACGAGGTCAGCATGTGTGACGGACTCTGGTTGTTGAGGAGGCAACCCGAAAATTTCGCAGATGAGCTTCGTCGTCAGCCGTTCGATAATACGATACTGTTCAAACTCCGGTAGCTTCTTGAGCGGACGCGGAACGTCACCTAGATACGCCTCGGATGCGTCGTGCAGTAGGCCCCACAAGGCATCCTGCGGAGGTACCAGTTCACTGACAAAAACACTGTGTTGAGCGACGCTGTAGAAAATTCGTGAGTGTCCCAAGAACCTGCATTGGTTGGAAAGTGCATGCGCAACGTCAATAATGGAAATCGTGGATACATCAGGGTCTAGCGGATATACCGCTTGGCCCAGGAACGATTGCAACCAATCCCCGCGCGGCATCACCCATCCTCCAGTTCAGGAAGTTCCTCTTCCGGTTCATCGGCTAATGCACCGGCTTCAGGAAGCTTGTCGTAGTCAAGCACAGGACTTTTAAAAGCGCGCGACATGTGCTCTAGCTCGACTTTCAATTCGTCAACGGAGTCGGCAACCAACGGAAGCGGATCTTCCGAGACAGACCAGACTTTGCCTTTTGAGTCATAGAAACATTCATGGATACCGAAAATGGTGCTGGGTATACTGTTCTTCATTACAGGTTGAATCACATGCTTGACAACACGGTAGTTCCAGTGTCGCACGTCAACACACTCCGCGATAACGGCGGCAGTGTGCCTTAACGAACATTTCAAGGTGTGCTCCGTTAGGTGATGCAATTACGAGTTCGACCCACCGCTTCTCTACCCTGCGCAGAGGTAGAGCTTCCGGCAGTACAAAACTGCCGTGCGCCGCGTACGGCTCCCAACGTGCCATAGCCGCCATGTTGCACTGGTAGAAAGGCTTCTCGCCTCCTACGTAGAACTCAAAAACCGTCTTGACGAGGAAAACCTGCACAGCAGCCAAATGCTCAGGTAGGAACAGCATGTGCCATGACACTTCAAGCAGATCCAACGACTCGTCAAAGATCCGCCCTCTCGGGGGAAGGTTCGTGTCCTGTATTGTGGCGATATAGCCTTCTACATTTGGCAGCGTCTCGCCTACGCCGTGACTCGGTAATACATCCGACCCCTCTCCGAAATTCAAACGGACACGTCCATCCTTGCCTTCAGGAATAGGTACACGCAAATAGTAGTCGAACGGACCAACGTCGTGCAGACCGCCATGCTCGTCTCGCAAACAGCCATCACGGCAGCGCCACAAGCCGTGTCCGTGATACTCTACAGGAGCATACTTGTCAGTTTCCTTTTCTTTCTTGTCAAAGAGGCTCATTAACACACACCTCTGCTACGGGTACAACCAATTCGGAACACGACGTCAATCGGCACGTTAACCTTCGGGGGTTTGACTTCGACGTAGAAAAGCTCATTCTCCACAAGAGGAGGATGGTGGTCCCTGCTGTTCATCTTGAGACCCTGTGGCAGTATAATAGGATAGGCGCGCATCACGTACATTCCAGAAAGGGCTGTGGTACAGAAAAGTCCTTGGTAGAAAGGTTTTTCTCCTCCAACGTGAATTTCCCACGAACCGCAATCCATGAGCCTCTGTACTTCTACAAGATGCTCTGGTAGTGTAGGCAATGTGATGTGCCACGAAAGATCGGTTGCTGTGATACTTTCGTCCAACAGACGTCGCTTGGAAGATTTGTGTTGACAACGGTTGCTACACGATCCGTGCCGGGAATTGGATCCCCCAAGCCGTAGTTGAAGCAGCGGACTTCGGCGCCTTCGGTTCCTACTGTCAAACGCGAGTACAGTTCGAGCGGACCAACGTCCTTGTAGGTACGGACGACACCAGCGTTTTCGTCAGCACCTTTTACTTTACTTCCAAACATTCCACACGCTCCACATCTTCGAGATACTCCCACTCGAAGTGATCCGTTTCCTTGCCATCAACCTCGACAGCCAGCTTCACTTGCAGCCCGTCGATCTCTTTCACGATACGGACGTGTTCCTTCCACGGCTGAATCCAGCAGCGGACACGGACGCGGTCGTCAACAGCGATCATGTCACCAAAAGCCTCGCACGCTACCTACAGAAGTGGCTTGGTTTCTCTTCCGGCCACATTTTCGCCTTCTCGATAGCTTCACGCACATCGAGTCCGTCTAGCTCCAAACCGGTACACGACCAAATAGGCTCGGTTTCACGCCACCTTCTCGCAAACAGTTCCAGTCGCTCCCCTTCGGGGTACATCGCGTCCAAATCATCTTGGAGCTTCGTCGGTTTCGTCGAATGCGGAAGTGGAGGTCCAATATACACGTTACGCCTGTGTTCCACCACCTTGAGCTTCTTGCCCCGGCGGAAGATCAAAGCGTGCTCGGTAGCTCCCCGGAACACGTGTCCCATACCGAAAGCCAGTTTGCCGCTGGCACACAAGTCCTCGATAGCGTCTGGCGGAAGGTTCGATGCCCTAAGCACAGCCGCCAGTTTCGGGTCAAGCGGATTGCGCTTCACCCAGGTCCACGTACCAACGTACTTGTCAAAGCCCCACGCGCGCCCCACGGCGAAGCCGTCTTCAAGCATGGAGGAGGGGCACCAGAGGGCGAGGACGGCTTGGTCGGCGACGATGGATTTCACATCAAGCTGCATGAGGTCTTTCGTCGGCATGGTTTGGTAGTTGGAAGCGGCGCCGCGCTTGACTGAGGCCATGGTAAGCCCATCACCAAATTTCCATGGGCAGTCACTACATACAATCGTGAACTTCACAGCTAGCTCCTCTCCCGGTAACAAGCAGAGCAGTAGTAGTCCACTCCCTTTGTGGGAGGGAATGGGATAGTTGCATCCACCTCGCACTCGGCACACCTGATCCAGTGACTCTCGGCCCGTGGTTTCCCTACTACGTACAATGCTTGCTTTGCGCGTGTCGTAGCGACGTACCACAAGTTCTCTTCTTCGACATCATCTTTGGATGCTCGCCGAAACGTGCCAGCTAGCACCCACACACGATCCGCCTCCAACCCCTTCGCCTTGTGCACTGTCGAGCATCGAATGCCTTTCCCATCATCGGTTAGCAGGATCTTCAACTTGGTATTCAAGGCGTCGAGGTCGTCACATTCCGCAGCTAACGTACGTACAGTTGCGTACTGGTCTGCGATACGTTCGAGCATCCTTTCAGGGGAATGCTGCAAGCGTTCACAACGTTCCACTATCCGTTCACGCTCGTTCGCGTACCATACACGTAGCCAGTCCAACAAGTCACTCAGTGTATCGGCTTTGGAGCGCTCGACAAGCAACCTGACGCTCTTGCCGATGTCCTTACCGACCATGTACGCTTTCTTGCCCCGTGCCAAGAAATCCAAACAGGTATCGAAAGCGCCGACGTTGGTTCTACTGAGCACGAAATCACCATCACTGGCTCTTTCGTGGGAGTCGCAGAAAGTCACGTTTCCTGCCGGTGCGCCCTCCCATGCTTCAAGATCCGGGACCGTCCGCTTCGCGTACTTGACTATTTCTTGACCACACCTGTAGCAAATAGGCAGAGGCATAACCTTCGCCTTCAATTCGGAAATGAGCCGTTGGACGTTGCTTGTTGACGCACCACGGAACCCGTAAATGCTGTTATGTACACATACTCCACCTACAAAGTAATTAGCCAAATTCTCAATTTCAAGATCGCGGCACGTGAATTGCCCAGCTTGTTCCATGCGCAATTTGACCCGATCACGTTGGATCTGGTGCTCTGGCCCAACCGCTACGATAACGTCCATTCCCGGCCACAACTGCGCTGCATTGAGTGGGCGTACGCTTCCCCCTTCATTCCCGATGGAAAGCCTGTGGCTAATGTAACTAGTAGTTTCTCCTAGTGCTGCATGCAATTCGTTAGCAAAAATGACAGCATCCTTATATGACCTGAATGCCGCACGAAGCCTACCAAAACGCTTACCGTGTTTTGTCCCAGCAATACACTGGAATTTTTCCTCGAAGTCTTGCGGTAATGCACTGCTCCACAAACTAACAAGTGTGCCTTGTCTGCCAGCTTGGTTGATGTTTATTGATATTTTCCCATTCCCTGTGGCTCTAGCCTTGGTAAGAAAAGCTGGCAACTCGAACAAAAGTCTTCTATCACGAAGCAGCCGTTCACCGTTTTGTCCAAATTCGGCGAATATCTTTACACGAACTTCCTTATTGATTCGTTCATCAGGACGCGACCAGAAAGTAATTGTCGGAATTTGGTAACGCAGAGAGAGAGACGCTTCTTTGTATCTAGCTTCGCTTAGAGAAGCCGCGAAATCAACAAACCACATACGCTCAGCTTTTTCTATAGTGGCGCGCGTCATCCAACCAGCACCTTCAACTAAATAGCCGCTTCTAGTCACACCAATTCGCCAGCCTAAGGCTTGCTTCCACATTAGGTAAATGAAATACCCACGCGACTCTGGAGATAAAGCTGCGTATACTACGTGATTAGGGGTGCACCGAAATTTCTGTCCCTTGTCCGTCTCGAAAGTCAAGATACGTTGATGAGCAGATTGGCTAGTTCTAAGAACTCTAGCCGTCACCACATCTTGGCCTTTCGCCGCTAGCACAAAATCTCCTACCTGCAAGGTTTCAATAGGGCGCGGGCCTTTTGGTGTCGAAACAAGTTGCCCGTCGGGGATACACTGACGGTCGTCGCCCACACTAAAAATTCTCCCGCCCTCTTTACAAAGCCTCTTCGCTAGCTCGATTTGGCACGGATTGAGATCCTGAACCTCATCAACAAAAACCACGTCGTACGGAAGTAGCGGAAGGTTGAGAACTATCGGCAGCCAGATCATGTCATCGAAGTCAATTTCCGGACTGACCGTCTTACACTGTTCGAGAGCTTCCATGACCAACGGAAACAGGTCCGGCCAGAAAGTAGCAGCTTCTTCCCTCTCAGCGGCCATTTCGTAAAGTTCGTCTTCGTTCTGTACCAGACAGTTTTTTGCCAGCGACAGCAATGACACGCCAGCACGAAACTGCTCGAAGCCTTCACGACTCTTCGTGTTGATGTCGTTCTCTTCAAGGAGGGTACGTATGATTCCCTCGGCACGGGTGCGTTCTACCCGTACAGCACCCCAAGCCTTCATGACAATTTCACGCCCGAGACTGTGCAAGGTACGCGCATCGGCACGCGGAGGTACTCGCCGTTCCAGTTCCTTCTGCGTCTCCTTGCCGAAGGCACAGAACACAATGCGTTTGAATTTAGGAACGTACTTGATAGCCTCCAGAATAGTGGTCGTCTTTCCGCTTCCGGCACGCGCCTGAATGACGACGTTGGACGTTCCTGTCTTGACTTCCTCGAAAATAGCCTTTTGATAATCAGACCACATACAGCTTACCATTCCTGAAATTTATCGACGGGAATGAGCACACAAGGCTCGTTACCATCGTCGTACAAGCCAGCAGGCAACGCGCCCAGGTCCTCCCGCGTCAACTGAACACTACGTACACCATCATCAAGCTTCACTGTGTACGTGAGCACTATAGGTGTACCGTCCGAGCGCAAACAGAACTCAAGAAGAATCCGCGCTTCCAACCATTTACTGTACGGAAACGCGTGGCACTCCGGCGGCTTGAAGGAAGCCCACGTTCCTGGCTGCACTTCTACCATATGCCATTCAAGTAACTCTCCACCGTTGTCGTAACGAGCCCAAAACGACGAGTCTGGAAGCCTCTTGCTAACCCCTCCGCAGATTTGCACGTAACGTCTCAGAACGGCTTCTTCAACAGACGTCCCGCTAACAAGTTCTCGCATGGGGTGTAAAGTTCGCCCTCTGGCAGACCAGCCCCGCAAATCAGGATTGTCCTCCGTACCAGCCAATTCGCGTCCATACAACCATCCTGCAAAAAACACTTCGACTGGAACTTCAGCCTCCGAAGGGCGCTGTGTGACACCGAAGACGTAAATCACGTCTTCCAATGTCTTACCTCGTGCGTAAGTCAAACACAGCTTCAGTGCAGCTTGAGGCCCTAGCAGCCCCTTTGCTTCGGAACCAGTAACATCCACCTTACGACCATCCGGCAACACATGATCGAAACCACCATCACCTGTCAACGGATGCTGGTTCTGCTCTTCTCTTCGTCTAACGAAGACATCGAACTCTCCAACCCCAAGCCACTTCGCGAAAGCAGCCTCGCACGCCATAGCAGTTAGCTGGTTTGGATTCAGGTTGTCGTAACGATCATTACCCCAACCGTAAATATCCGAACGACCGCCAACCGCAGCCTTCTCCGCGTGAAACTTGACAAGCGCCCGTTCTTCTTCCGTCAAGGAAATTTTCACGACATCACGTTCGTCAAGCACAAGTGTCTCCAAGCACCTTTTCCAACGTGTCCCGGTACCGATACGGAACCTGACGCTCCCATTCCTGAATGCACAGTTCTTGCTCTTTCAGTAAAGCGTCGAAGTCCTCAGGTAAGTTCAACTCGTCAGCCAGCTTCAGCATGGCTTGAATTGTAGAACGTACGTCCTTGCAAGCTTCGTGAGCGCCTCCCATTGGAACACCAAGGCGTGCGCATAGTTCTTGGAGACGATTATGCGGCCATTGCATACGTGCGAAAGTAAGCGGGTCAAGTGTTCGATAAGGATCGATAGGGAAGGCGGCAAGCATGTCACGGCGCTTGAAGGCTTGGTAGAGAAAGGCCACATCGAAGACAACATTGTATCCCAAAAATATATGGTCTTCCCCTATGAAGTCCGACAAGAAGTCAACAAGCTCATCCAAAAGATCATCCGCAGTGGGCTTGTTCGCGATGTCTTCCGGTTGGATACGGTGGATGTCAGTCACATCCGGCGTCAGCAGAACACCGTCAGAACCACAGCGCCGTTCGTACTCTGGTCCGAAGGCATCCGTACCCGGCGTATAGATAGTGAAAGCCAACTGGACAATACGGCCCTGAATCGGATCGAGAGCCGTCCTGTCAGGACCGGCTGTCTCCACGTCGAATCCGATAATTCGGGCCTCACGCCAATTCACGCTGTTTCGTCCCCACCGGTCGTTTCGTCCTTACCATTTCCACAAGCGACATCCAGATCGCTACCATTTCCTTTCGGCTTACGTACACGCTTCACGGCAGCGACACTGATCTTGAATCGGCGGTCTCCGAACTGAAAAACGGTGGAAGCTGTGTCCCCTTTAGCCGTTACGGGAACAATAACCGTCCCACCTTCCAATTGCTGAAGAAAGTACGAGCAGAACTCAGTGGGGCTCAATACTACTGTCTCAGCCTCTGTAACTTCGGAAGGTGTCTCTTCTTTATTCTCAGTCACTTTTTGCCTCCTTTGGGATGCGTAGCCGGTCGATCTGCTCGAAAGTCACTTTGAACTTCTGGGAACCGTACCGGAACGCCAGGAATGCTTCCTTACCGCCACGCAGAGTCGTCGGCTTGGCTAGCATTTCGACAACATCCGCTGGAAACTCGGCCATTTTCGAACCGTAGCGCTCACACATGTATGCAACGTCAATCTCGGCTGGTATGCTTACCTTCTCACCCTCACTGACTTCTACCTCGACTTCAGCAGACTCCACAACACACCCCTTTCGTCGGTGGTGGACCCCAGCCCCCGGCTAGGCAAGCCGGTGGAGGCGCTAGACTCGCCGGGGGCTGGGGTCGACCGACCCAATTACGCTTCCGAAGCCGCTGTTACTGCGGCGTCGGGATATTAGCCGGACGCCGGAAAGGCGACCGCTGTACCGGAGCCGTCGCAACTGCCGCAGGCTTCGTGGCCAGTGCGGGCTTCGACACGGGCTTCGGCGCCGCAGGCTTCGCAGGAACCGTAGCGGGCTTCGCCGCCGCCTTCGGTGCTTCTACCGGAGCTTCCACCGGAACTTCCGAAGTGTTGGTGCTCTCGTCCTGCGGCAGGTAGATACGCTGCACACGAGTCTGGACTTCGCCCGCGTGATCGGGGCGGTTGTCGTTCTCGTTGCGAGTGCGAATCATGGCACGCATGCCGACCATCATGTCGGTATCGCCCGACCCGGTATCGTAGTCGAACGTGCCGGGAAACGCGTCGAACAGTTCCTTCAGACGCTGGGCCACGAAGGACTCGGGGCCTTCGGTGTCGAGCGGCAGATTGCGCCGGTCGAAAATGCGCCGATTGCGGAATTCGGCGGGCTCCTCGACCTTGAACTGGAGAACGATCAGGTTCCGCCCCGGTGTGGCCGTAGGCTTCACTTCCGCACTGAGCACCTCGATGAGATACTCGCCGGGGGGCAACGGCTCAAACGAACCGCTCGGCGCCTGTGCATCGTTCATGTTGATGTTGACTTTGAACTGCATTGCTTCTCTCTCCTCTTTCCGTTCCCCTGCGGGGACTACCACGCAACCCCTTGCTGCGTGTGCTAACCAGCACTATCTGACGGTGCTGTGTTGTCGTTGCTAGCACCATCGCTTGCAAACGACTGGATTTCCTCTTCGGTCGGCGTCGCTTCCTCTAGCGGAGCTTCCGGTCCTTCCGGCCCGTACAATGGCTTCTCCAGAAGCTGCATTACGGCTGCAAAAGTAGGCTCGATCTTTCCGGGAACCGGCGCTCCACGGACACGTGCGGAGTAGTACCGGTGGCGAGCGCTGTGTGCATACCACGCAGGGCCGCCTTTCAGTGTCTTACCCGCTTCAAGGTACAGAACGACGTCCATGACGTTCCAGACTGTGCGCTGAAGCGTCTTGAACATCTTCGGATAACCTTCGATGTCACCTGTCAGGTCGTCCTTTTCGGTGTCTACACCGGCTGTCCAGACCTTCTGGCAACCGGGCCACGAGTGGATGCGCTCGATGATCTCACGAGTGGCGTTGGCAACAACACCCCAATCGGCCTGAGCTAAACCACGTCCACGCTCTTCCTGTGCGCGTCGCCTTTCGGCAAGAAGCATGTCCACGATAAAAGACAGGGAATCGATGGCAACCGTACGGAACGGGAAATTATTCTTTGCGATGTTCTCCTCGGCACGATTGATCTTCTCTGCCAGCATGATGCTGTCAGTGATGTCCCAGTAGAGGGTGTACGGGTCACGGCGAAGCGTACGAACACTGTTCTCCGCAGTCGGGTTGAAGTACAGGATCGGCTTCGGGAATGTGCCAATCATGGTCGTCTTTCCCGAACCTGCCTGCCCATAAAGCAGGAAAGTGTACTCTCGTACGCTGATTGTCGAGGCGGATTTCAGGTCAGGATCCCACGCCTCAGCATCAAACTCATATGGGTTGAATAGCGGGTTGTTGTAGTTGATTATCGCGCCCATTGAATCTCCTTTGCGACCCCTTGTCGCAAGCTCCAGAAAACTAGCGGCACCCCTTGTGCACGCTTCCGAACGTCCAAAGCCCTCCGCCGACGCTGAACTTGTTCGGCTGGGGCTGCTTGAATGTCACTTGGCCAGTACCACAGTCAATGACTGCACCTGTAGCACGTAGAAAATCGAGTCCGATCAAGTTGCGTGGAGGGTCAATAATAGGTACGGCCGCACCAATGGTGGCAGTGTGCCCTCCTACAGTAAGCGTGACAGGTAAGATGTAGCACCGAACGTGTTCATTGCTCGGCGTCACAGCCATCTCAATCTTGCCGTGCTTGGGGCGACCAGCGAAAAGAAAAACGCTCGGAGCACCCAACTTGTTCGCGAGATCGTGGCGCAATACCGTTCGTTCCGATCCCGAAATCCTACCCGTGGCCTTGAACTCGCCACACGGCGTTCGCGCGGTAAACGGCTTGTCTATTGTTGTTTTCGGGAGCTTGTTCATCGCACGTCCCTTGTCTCGCTGCCGGACAGCGCTACTACGAACATTACTGGACCACCAAGTTCAGGTACGTCATAGAAACGGAGGAATGGTTGTCCAAAGCGTCGTCTCACGCTGCTCTCGAACGCTTCGTGTGTTGTCACGAATAGCTTCGACTCGCATCACTTCTCGCTCCAGTCCATCCCACCGAAAATCTTTGGGGCTTCCGGGTCGGTAGGATCGGGTACCGGCTCGATAGTGCCTTCTGAGCCGTAGACTTCTTCTAGAGCACCTACATTATTCAGATTAGAAGTGATCTGGTCCTTACACAGATCAAAATACGCGCATTTAAAGCCCGAATTGCATCCCGTAAGATTACGCGGCCAACCCAACTTCTCCGCAATGGGCTGTATCTCCAGCAATGCTTTGATGGCGTCAACGTGCATCTGAATGTTGCGCGGACGAAGCCGGAAAACCAACCGCTCAAACTTAGGTGTCTTCGTTTTGACAATCAAGTTGATGATCAGCCCCTTGACTTGATTGCCCCACCTCTTCTGCGCCAACCACAGCAACCCAAGGATTTCACCCTGCATTGCCCAGTCAGTCACGCTGTCGTCCAATGCACGTGCTGTTTTGTGATCAACGACCCAGATACCGTCCAACCTCTTGATAGCCAAGTCCATCCGACAGGTGTAGTTGAACGGCGTATCGGTCTGGAGCATTTCTTCGACCGCAACTATCTCTGTTCCCGGCGCGAAGAAATCGTCGGGACGGCTGATGACGTTGCCTTTCGAGTCCTTGATGACCTTACCGCCCGCCTGCCAGTAATAGAGATAGGCTTCCATGAGCCGCATGACTTCTTCAACAGCCTTTTCGTACCCGTTGATGCGGCAGACCTCGATCATCTTGTCGATTTGCTCACTCGGATCTTGTCCAAGCGGTGTCGAGTACCATGTGGCTAGAATTTCATGCAGCAACGTCCCAATGGCGAGTGCTGGAGAGTAGAAACGGTCTACCTTGAGTTGCTCTGAGAGGTGATACTTGTACCAGCACTGGAATCTCGTAGCGAAGGTGTGCCACCCGTACGGGGTGCCACCACCCTTTCGCCCGAGAGTTTCGAGCAGCTTGTCCAATGGCGGGCGTTCCGCCGAGACCTGACGGTCAATATTGAAACCGGCCATATTCTCTTCCGCCGACGGCACCACGGGCCTCGTGTCCCCTTGGCCCTTACGTGGTTCGTCGCTTTTGTCGGCTTCTCACAGGTCGTTGTCCCCTGACCTTTACGTGAGCTTGCCGAACTGGAAGGACTCTACCCGAGAATAAGGAGGGCTGTCAATACCTTTTCGGCGTCGGACATTGTCTACGCGAAACTACTTTCGTGGGGCGCAACGCAGTTTGCGTAGGGCCTTTTGCTCAATTTCCCGAATACGTTCGCGGGCAGCACCGAAGTCCTGCGCGACCTCGTCTAACGAGTGCTCACTAGCCACCCCGAGGCCAAAGCGCATACGCAGAATCTTCTGCTCCTTCGGCGTGAGGGTGTTCAGGACGGCGCCAACACGCTCGTTCAGGTCACCTAGACCCGCTAGGACATTCTTCGTGTGGGCTATTGCACTCATGAGCGGCCTCAATTAAGCACCCTCAACCCGAGCAGCACGACCCCACCTGTCACCAGCCCTGTCACCACAAAGCGCAGCAAGGCCACAACCACACGATGCTTGAATTCGGCCTTCTGGCGGGTTTCCAGACGCCGCAGCGCTTCCCAGTCGCGGAGAGTCATTTTGGCGGTGTACCAGCGTGTCCGTACAATTTCCCATAGCAGGTACTCTTTGAAAAACCACGCTTCCTGCTTTGGCAGCCACTCTGCTAGACGCTTGCCATGCTCCTCACGCGTCTCACCTTCCTCTCTTCGCGGTTCGGTAGGCCCTGATGGCATTACCGGCTCTGTGCCGGGATTTGGTGGCGGACTAGCTACGTCACTGGCCGGATGCAGCTTGGCATAGGCTGCTTCGTACAGCGTTGCCCAGTCACGGATAGCTGCCTTGAAAGCATCAGCATCCTTGAAGCTGTTAATGTCAGGTGCTTCCGGCAGACCCTCCTTGTCCAACTTCGGCAGTTCCTTTGGGGGTACCGTCTCCGTCTTCTCCTCGCTCATCGAATTCTCCCTTTTCTAGATTTCTGAAGCGGTCTACATCGACAGGATTTCCGTCCGGAAGACCTTGTAACGCATCACTGACGTACTCGTCAATGTCATCCAATGGTACGACAGGTAAAGGCTGCCCTCGCCGTTCATGAATACGTTCAATCTTAGCTGCCTGTCTCTTGAAGAAGGCGTAAGCTACGTCGAGCGGAAGCGCGAAACGACGATGGTCGCCGTTTGGCCCGTGAATGCCATACCAGAACTCCACACCGTCTCCACGAATCACCGTGAACATGTGCGGATCGCGCCAACCACTGTGACGAGCACGCACTTTCTTCGTGCTTACATCACGCTCGTAAGGACGGGGCTCTTCCGGCGGCGGGCGCCGCTCGTCAAACCGCTCCAAAGCGCTTCTGCTTTCTAATTTGTGCATACAAGCGTGTACGCGCACAAATCTTGGCATAACGCGCCCGCTCACGAGCACGTACACAATTTTCGTTGTAGCAATACAACCCCTTGCCTGGATGCAGCGGTACGAAAGTACATTTACAGGCAGCGCACGTTTTCAGCTTCGTGACCGAAGCCGGAACCGCTACCAATTCGCCCAGCGATCCGCCTAACGTAGCGACTGCTATCATGAAGCATCTCCTAGGAGTTGATTGATTTCTTTCGCGAGATGTGCAGCATCGTTATCGCCATTCGCTTCCAGAGCACGCAAGATAAGTCTGGCATCATGTAGGATTTTTCTTGCAGCGGTATTCTGTCGAATCAAAGCGCGTACCTGTGAAGCTCTAAGCACAACCGTTCCCAGGTAAATATCCGTGTGCTCGGCTATGTAGTCTTCAGTCAAGTTTTCTGGAGTATCCACGTAGCACCTCGATTCAATCGTCTCTCCCCGCCAAGTCAAAACTGCGTTGGATCATGCCCAAAATCGACTTGGCGATTTCCTTGTCACGCAGTGTATCACGAGATTGCAACCCACTGACATCCGCCATCATCTGCTGGTCACCTTCCAACGACTTCCCGAGTGCAGCGGCCATTCCCGCCTTCCCCCATAGGGCATCCACAATATGCGCCTCGATAGTGTCATCGGCAACTAGCCAGTAGGTTATGCAAGGTTGGGTCTGACCGCTACGGAAAACGCGCGCTTCCGCCTGCGACATGTCAGCGGCCGTCCAGGAAAGCTCTGCCTGGATCGTGATGCGGGCGCGAGTCAGGTCGATAGCAAAACCACTTGCCGACATCGTGCTGATGAACTTGTTAGCTGCACCACTCTTGAAAAGGTCGATTTTCTCGTCGCGCTTCTTACGGGACTCCTCGCCTGTAACGACTACCGCGTCCGAGTAGGGCTTCCCTATCGCTTCCGCCACGTCGCGGTGCCACGTCCAAACAACAACAGGTTCGCCGCAGGAACGGATGAGTTCCTGCACAGAATGCACTTTCGCTCGTCCAACGAGACGCCGCAGCATGTTAACCTGCTGCATACTTTCGGCACCGCGCAAGTCGGCCTTTTCAAGTGCTTTCAGCACCTCGCGGATGTCCACCGCAAGCCTGTTGTACTCCTCGCGCTGCTCGTCCGACAATGTTACGACACATCTCTCGCGGGTGATAGGCGGGATAGTCATAGCTACTTCCTGCCACGACCGCGCGAACATTACCTCAGACAAACGACTTCGTAGCTCAGGCACATTAGAGGGATCGCCTAGTACAACGCCATGCTCGCCTTGCTGCGCCCCGGCGTACTTAAACATCCAATCTCGCCACCCTCCCCATCCACCGGGGTTAATCACGCCAAGAATGCCATACAGGTTAGCGAGGTGCTTGAGAATTGGCGTGCCAGTCAACGCAACGTTGCGGATGTACGGAGAGCAATTGGCTAAGACAGAAGCCCCCTGCGAACGCTGTGCTTTCGGATTGATGTAGTAGTGTGCTTCGTCGAAAATGACCCAATCCGGCCTGATTGCCGCAAGGTCGTTCCCGCCGCGTGTGCGCAATAGTTCCGGGTTGACAATGTAAATATCAGCATCTGCAACCAGTTGTGCTCCGGTCTTCGCGTGGCCGCGAACAATCTGAATCTTCGCGCGAGTGGTAGCGTCAACCGGATCGTTGTTTTGGGGATCCACCCATGTTGTAGGTGATTTAGGATCCCACAAGGCCAGATCGCCGTAAGCGTTCTGAAGTTCCTTGATCCAGACCTTGAACGCGACGAGCGGCGAGACAATGACGCCGCGTCCCCAGCCGACGGCGACAAGAGCAGTACGTGTCTTTCCGCAGTTATGGACTACAATGCCGTTAGCTACAAAGTTGTGGTATGGACTGTCCATCACAACATCAAAAACAACCGTTTTACCGTCCGAGCGCACCGAAGCTACTTTGTCAGGCTTTGGGAAGAAGCAAACTTCTCCACCTTTTCCGGCGAAGCCTTTCAGGCGTCGATACACCCTGTGCAAGCGCATGTGAGTTGCAACGTCGACTAGTTCCAGATTCTCTACACGGTTATCCGCGCGGTTTCCGTTGACATGATGCACCTGCTCATTCGGGAAGAGATGTCTCCCAAAAAAACGCTCCATAACGAGAATGTGCTCATATACCTGCCTATCCTTACCTGCCCTCGGGTGGTTTACGCATCGCACACGGATGTAACCGTCTTTGTCTAGTGTGCGTGCATACTGTTCCTTGTAAACATGCCGTTGGGGTACCCATGAAGTGTGCAGCCCGCCACAAATTTCACATGCTGGAATTCCGTTCGTCCAGACCTCCACTCCCGGAGAAAGTGCTTCGACTGCACACCAACTACCATCAGTCAGCCCGACCTCGTGATCAGGCGTGAGGCGTAGAACTTTTCCAGAAGCAAGTTCGAGCCTTACTACAGGCCGTACCCCAACGTACGCGATGTCCAACATACGATGAAGGCGAAGCTCATCTCCACAAAGCGCCCGCAAGTAGGTAGGAATGGTAGGGTCCCACCCACCCGTTTTGTAACCACAACCCACGTGGTGCGTTTTGTTGTAAACTTCTATTAGTCTGTAAGGCCGTCCCATCCCTCCACGGTTCACTCGTACGACAGCATCTCCCTCGACACAACCCATCGCCAGCGCCAGCAACGTCCCGCGTCTGTCCGCGCAGAACTTGGCAGCCTCGCGCTGGTAGGGTCTTAGTGCGTCATCGGGAACGTCGATGACGTGCTCTTCGGGTGGAGCCGGAAACTGCTTTCGCGTCTCTTCGGACAAGAGGGGCCACATCGAGCGATGGATCTTCACCAGCCCAGTGTTGCCGACCTGCCGGACGCCGGGCACACCGTTCAGTTCCGTCAGCGCGGACGGCTGCACCCGTTGCAACCAGTCGAACTCCCACTTCATGCTACGCTCGAAAAGCTCCCTCTTCCGCAAACTGATTCTAACAGGAGGTAGGCGTACAGTCAAGACGAAGACGTGTTCTCTAGTGCCGATGTCGTATTCGGCGTGAGCTTAATCCACTTCTGACGCGGCTTATTGTGCTCGCTACGAACCAGAATTTCCAACTCACCTGTATCACACATGGAAGTCGCCGCAGCTTCCAGCGTTTTCCACGCCATTCCAGTAGCGCGTTGAACGTCACGAAGAGACAGTGTGTTCTCAGGTACGTTTTCTAGAACGTTCCTGAGAACAAACATGGTACGCACAACCGGATCAGGCGAAAGTGCCATGCCAAGCGTTTCAATAGCTCCAACAGTGTACCTGCCTAGAGAGATAGCACGAGTCATTTCACTTTCGCCTACAGCGGAGTGCATACAACTGACGGCGTACAACCCCGCTACACGCAAGATATGTTGTGGGAGCCTCGTCAAAGCCGCCCTGACATGATCGGGTTTGGAAGAGATAAGCTCGTTAATTTCTCTGCCCCACTCCACGTAGGCATCGATAGCCTTTTCTGTAAGTCCTATACCGGTGCTATCACTAGCCGCTTCTACAACCTTGCCAAGCACATCACGCACTGCACTTTCAGCAGAGGGATTCCGTAAATTCGGGAAGGGGCAAAACTGTGTCTGTTCCCCATGAAAAGGTAACATTCTCCCAAAAATACCACCTAACCAAGACGCTTTGGACATGACCATCTGTAACATGCCGAGAGATGCACAGGTCAGTATCGTAGCACGTGGTTGCAGCACGACAATTTCAAGCTTAGAGCCCCCCGACATGAGAGTGCGCCGGAAATCGTTACCGTCGTAGATTTCGCTCAGGAAGGGTGCAAAACTGTTCTGGTGAATCAACCCCGACAACTCAGGAAAGTAAAAAAGGCTGTGTGGGTTAAGTCCGACCCACGAGAGAATCTTCTCCACCGTTCCACTCGCAGGACCAGTTTCACCTTGATAGAGGCGAAGCGCACGGTCGCACGCAGTGCTTTTTCGTGTGGTAGAATCCCCAAGAAGCATTACCCAAACGTGCAATGGGGTGGAAATCTCAGTTTTCCCCACTTTGGATTGCAGACTCACTTTTCCAGAAACAGACGCCGACAACGTCGCCAAGCCAGCCCCTAAGTGGAAGATAGCTGGAGCATCCGATGTCTCTTTTGCATAGTGCATGTATTGTGACAGGAAGCCCTCCGAGGGAGCCGCACTGAAAGCGTCAAAGTCTCCTGGCCGGTTAGGCTTGTCGGAAATGGAAATAGACACGGGCTTCTTTGCCTTCACGGAAACCTCCCGCTGTTTCGTCCCGTGCCACGATGAGCACAGTAAAGTACCTCTACGTGAAAGCGCGGCCTGCGTCAAGAGGCAAACTAGTTCGATCCTCGCGCGAAACCACTTTGTGCATTACGTGGTGGACCCCAGCCCCCGGCCAGAATTCGCCTTGACCCGCGAGGGCTCAGGTGTTAGATTCAACGTGCGCCTGTGCAGCGCACAAAGAGGTCGCCAAAATGCCTACACCGCGTCTCGCCGTTTCGGCTGTCGGTTACTTTCCTCCTGGAGCGGAAACTTACCCTCGTGGTGAGATAGACACTATCGTCTGGATCGTTTTCGTGGCGTGCAAACAGGGTTGGAAAGTGTCGTCAATTTGGCTGACGCGAGAGGCAGCTAACAAGGCGTCGGGTAAGTTCAAGCATCGCCAGACGAAGATTGTCAGTGTGTACGTTCCAGGACTCCTGCTTACAGCGGTAACCAAGCTGCGAACGGCCGAGTAGTATGTCGACAATTTGGGACGCCATTCCTGTTGAAGGTTTCATCCCGCAATACCTGCGCTATGCTAAGTCCGTCTCGGACGCTCCCGACATCTACCATGTAGGTGCGGCCCTCGCGTCTTTTGCAACGTGCGTTTCCGGCAGGGCCAAGCTCGAGTTCAACGTACAGAACGGCGCAACAGCCGATTTCCCGCTTCACATGTGGATCATGCTGCTCGGTAAATCGGCGGCACGCAAGTCTTCCGCGTGCGACCGTGTTCTCAGCGTGCTTGATCCATTCGTGCAAGAGCGCGGTCCTACCGGTGGGTCGCCGGAAGCTTTCTACCAGTGGATTGCAAAGAAACCCGCGTGCATGTTCTACTTCACGGAAATGGCCGCCCTGTTCGGCTTGCAGCAAGCAAGCTACTGGCAGCAGGGCTCGACTTTCTTCACGGAGGTCTACGATGGCCAGAACTTCAAACGCACGCTGCTGTCTGCGGAAAAGGGAAAGAAGGGGAAGAAGGTCCTCGAAATTGAAATTATCAACCCGCGTGTGACGCTGCTCGGCTGCGCTACTCCTTCGCTGTTGGATAACTCGACACGAGAAGTGGACTGGACGGGCGGTATGATCGGCCGTATGATGCCGTTCTACGCCGACCGGAACACGTTGAACGTTTTCCCGAACATGAAATTCGTCGCAGCCGAGGAGGCACTTCGTGCACAAGTCGGTCAGGTACTTGACGCTATCGGGGACAGTGTTGTCATCGGTCTGACGCGCGGCGCCATGAACGCGTACGAAGAATGGATGCGTAACATTGACGGTTCTATTGACGAGTACCCCGAAAGGATGCAGGCCCTCATTACGCGTCTTCCGCAGCACGTTCTGCGCGTAGCAGGACTTTATGCACTCAGTTGTATGGCCGCCGACGCAAATACGGACCTGATGATGCGTGCTATTACGCTCGGTGACATGTCGAAGTCAACAATTCTGAAGCTAGGCGAGATGTTGACACCTGATCGTGTCGCGCGTCTCGTGAAGCTTCTGCGGCAGCGGTTACTCCAATGTCCTGGCTACACTGCCTCGATACGCGACCTTCTACGCTCGATGAACATCGCGTGGAAGACGTTAGAGCCCGCCTACAAATCGATGGCGGAAGCGGGCGAACTGACGATGTTGATCGACCAAGCTACCAGAAAGAAGTGGTTACAGCTTCTCGAAATTCCTCCCGCGTTGGCACGTCGTATGAGCACCCCACCGCCTGAAGAGGGCGAGCCCGGCGTCGATTTCCCGTATCCTGACGAGACACCATAAGTTCGAAGCGTTTGACAGGCAGTCGTAGGTAAACGTAGACTGCTGGAGAGGAACTGTTATGCCGCAGGTAATTCCGCGCTTTGTCGACCAGTACGATTTCCTGTCCAACTTCTACCCTGCGAAGGTCGTGCTGGATGGCGAAACGTACTTTTCGACAGAACACGCTTACCAAGCAGCAAAAACGCTAGGTCATGTTGGACCTACTGCGGCAGAAGTTCGCACCCGGAAGCGAATTGGCGGAGCAGCTACTGGCTACAGGCGACGCCACGCTCCAGGAAGGGAACGATTGGTGTGATGTCTGGTGGGGGATCTATCGAGGGCGCGGTTCTAACTGGTTGGGAAAGCTGCTCATGAAAGTGCGAGAGGAGCTTCGTGATGGCGTATCGTGAACAAGTAAAGAAACAAGCGGGCTTCACTGCGTATATCGAAGTCGACGAAACGCCCGACAACCCTCGTGACTGGGATAACCTAACAGTGATGGTGGCTTTTCACAGACGCTACAACTTTGGGGACAAGCACGCCTATCGACAAGAGGACTATTCTAGTTGGGACGGATTGAAACAAGCTATTGAAGAACAGTATCATCCCCTTATCATCGAGCCTCTCTTCGCGTACATCCATAGCGGTGTCGTTCTCAGCACAACACCCTTCAGTGACTCGTGGGATAGTGGACAAGTCGGCTTTGTCTTTATCCCATACTCCAGCGTCAAGGAAGTAGCTGCCTATCGCCCAAAGAAGCCTGCGCTAACAGCTTATCACGACCCACACATGTACGAACGTGCTGTGGCTAAACAGATCGTCGAGAACGAAGTAGCTACATACAACAAGTTTCTCGAAGGTCAACTACCGCCAGCTAAAGCAGGCGGCTTGTAGGTAGCAGGTTGTTGAATCCCTACTCCCACGTTTGGCCGGTTGACTGCGGCCCTGCGGATATTCTCCGCAGCGATGGTATCTGCCGGGCCAGCGAACCCGCAGCGGATACACTTGAACAACGCTTGTGTCGGACGGTTACGTTTGTCGATACAATCGCATCTTGGGCAGGTACGCGAGGTGTTGCGTGGATCGACAAAGACAACGCAGACTCCTACCAACTGCCCTTTGTAGTCGATGAAGGATCGCAATTGGTAGAAGCCCCAAGAGTGCTGGACACGCCGCTGAGCCTTGCGAACCGTGATCCGTGCACGGATGCCTTTGAGGTCTTCAAGGGCAATTCCGCGCCCGGTGTCTTTGGCTTTC